AATTTTTGCAATATCATAAAATTGTTGAATGAGCCATTTGTCATCTTTTGAAAGCCATGACGGAAACGCATGCATTTTACTTGTGTATCTTTGCATACAGTTTGAATTGTGTCGTTCTCTATTGTTAATGACCCATTCTCGCGCACGTTGCTTATACTTTTCAGAATTATTTTTATAATGTTCAGTAGACGTTTTTCTATATTTTTCTTTATTTTTCTGATAGTGTTGACGTTTCTTTTCTAATTTAAGATGTCTTCGTTCTTCTTTTTCTCTTATTAAAGTTTCTTCATTTTTTGGTGGCTTTCTTCGCGCAGCATTTATACACTCTCGACACCATCCCTGAAGACCATCTTTAGATTTTTTGTTAGTGCAGAAAAAAGATGACTGTTTTTCTGACTTACATTTGCTACATTTTTTGATTATCATCGAGGTGACGAGTGATACCTGTCTATGGTGCGCCCCAAAAACCAAAATGTTAAAATCATCATCAACATAGCAAAATCTTCTTCTGACCACACTTGATTAGCAATATCAATGGCAGCTACACCAGTGTTGATTGCATAGGTGACAGTGACGATTTTTACTGTGACGTACATTCCAAAAAGCAACCAAGTGATGCCGGGACGAACCAACGCAGAAACGCTAGCAACCCATTTCCATGCTTTGCTGTCTGCTTCGGCTTGTTGCTTAAATGCTTCACCGATAGCTTCTAAACTTGTCTTGCTAAAGTCTACGTATTTCTCTTCCATGCGAAACTGACCTCTCACTTTCTCAAGATCAGTTTGTAGCGTAAACATTTTCAGTTCATGAAAGCGTTCATCCTTCTTGTCGAAGAATTTCAACACTTCTGGTGCAAGACGGAACAGCCCTCCTAAGAGGGCTCCGATAAAGCCTGTGCCGACAAACTCAAGCATTACACACCTCCTTGGATTGAGTCGTTGCCACCGAGTACATCGACGACCTGCACATCGGGCAAGACAATGACTTCAGTTGACAATTCTTCAACCCAGCGCTCATCGGACTGGCTCCAATCAAAAACCGACCCGTCTTTCACAGGCTTAACAGGACGCACCACCCAGCCCGGAGGGAACCACCACACAACCTCTTGACCGTCTCCAGCTACAGGAGGCTCAGGCACTTCGATCCAGCCGTCAGTGCCGTCTGTTTCGGGCTTAGGGATTGATCCAAGTTTTGAATACAGCATTTGAGTTAGCTCGTAAAAAACGGCGCAGTCGGGGCCGTGAAGTTGGCGGTGTAGCGGGCAAAGCCTTTGGTGATGCGGAAATCGTCGATGTAGCCGTTGAAATTACCGACAGATGCGCTGACGGCTCCAATCCAACTTGATGAAGTCGCTGGCAAATTCAGATTTGTTGAAAATGTCCCGCTTGTTTGCTGTGTTCCATTTACAAAAAGTCTTAAAGTTGTTCCAGATCGTGTAACAGCAAAATGGTTCCACGTAGAATTTAATAGTGTACTGGCTGTAAAAGTAAGCGAACCAGAACCAAAAAGTTCTACGTATATAGTTCCACCAGATACTACGTAAGACTCTATACACCCAGCCGTTTGAGACGTGCCCAAAACAAAAAAGCGCGGCCAGCCACCACCTATGGTTGAACTATTGTTTGCCGTGGAGCCATACACCCACATCTCAATTGTGAAATTACCTGTTCCAAACGCCAAGTTAACATTGGCTGGTGTAGACAGCGCATCCCCCGTCCCATCAAACGCAATAGAAGACCCACCCCACTTGCTCTGCGTGGTGCTGATCTGCGCATTACCAACCGTCTCTAGGTTGTTCATCATCGCGTTGTCAATGACGCCTGCGTTGGTGAAGTTGCAGAGCAGTGATGTACCAGAGATAGAGCTAAACGGAGATGTTGGTACAGTAATCGTTGTGCTACTTGGATTGTAAACTGCCGAACCCTTAATGATACGAGCGTTAGATATATAGCCTTTATAAATATATGACCCAGACCCCCAAGCCCCAACTCTATAACCATTGGTAGCGCTGTAATTGAAAGTATCAGTCCACGATGAAAGTCTTGTTCCATTCAACCACACGGCATCTGTAGTTCCTGATCTACAAATTGCAATATGGTTCCATTGATTACTAACAACAACATTTGAGGCAGATTGGTATAAAAACGTGTTCCAAGTGGCAATCTCTATCCCTCCAGTTCCTGTTAGCCAAAACCCAAGCACCGTATCTGCATCAGATGAAGATTCAAGATTGCCTAATATAGTGTTGTTGCCCAGCGGCGGAACCACATAAAACCAAGCCTCTAAAGTAAAATTACCAGTCCCAAACGCAAACGCGGCGTTGTTTGGGGCTTGTAGATAGTCCCCACTTCCATCAAAGTACCCACTGCCACCATTTGTCCCTGCAGCATACGGAGAAGTCGGAGAGAACGGGCTGAAGACTTGGACGCTTACATCGCCGTTGCGTGTGATGGTGAAGTTGTTGGCGCTGTTGTCAATGAAGCGGTTGCTCTGGCAAGTAAGCAGACTGGTGTTGGTGATGGCCGTCAATGGTGTTGTTGATGGCGTAAAGTTGGCTGTATATACAGCAGATCCTTTTACATACCTAAAATTAGATATGTAACCGCCAAAATTAGTAAGCCCTGTGCCAGTATTTGCAGTGCCGATTCGAAACCCATTAGTAACTTGATTTATTGCTGCGCTGCTTGTAGTTGTGTATGCCTGAGTTCCGTTTACATACGCTGTAAATGTGCTGCCGCTTCTTACATAAGCAAAATGTGCCCAAGTATTTTTAACACTTGCAACGGAACACAACACTCCACCTGATATTATATTCCACGTTGAACCGTTAGACGTTGCATACCACAATATGTCTGTACCATCTGAATACCCAAGCAGCATCCCATTTTGGGCGCTACCTCCAGTATCTGTTCTGCATACACAAGTCTGACTTGCTCCGCTAGTTATAAATACCCAAAATTCGATTGTAAAATCCGAAGTTCCTAATTGAAAAGCCGTGTTGGTTGGAGTTTCAAAATATGTTCCACTACTCGGGCCATTAAAGAAGTTACTCCAGTTCGCCCCATACGGAGCAAACGTACCTTGCGTGGTGTTGCCGTTACGGGTGATGCTGAAGTTGTTGGTGCTGCTGTCTAGGAACGTGTTGTTCTGCGCTCCGTTGGTGCCGTTGCCGGGCAGGAGCATGGTGACGTAGTTGAACTGCAGATCAACCGGCCTCGGCCATGTACCCGCCTTGATGTACTGCTGCGCCTGATCCAGAGTCCATACCCCCGGCGCTGCGCTTGTTGTCGGCGCAGTGGGGTTTGCCATGATGAAACCACCGGGGTATTGTTTAGACATTGGCTACCTCAATCCAAGACTGACTTGCTTCATCCCACACATACCGTTTGCCGTTAGTTGGGTACGGCACGGGCGCTTCCCAGCGACAAGTGGCCTCGTCGAGCACCCACGACGGGTACGGCTTGGGCGGGATGAACGCATCGCGCTGGCTGTCGTAGGTAAAGCCAATCCCTGCGTAGTTCTTGCGAATGTTGGCGTTATAGCTGGTTTGAACCCAAGTTGTTCCGGGAAACAGCGACTGACAGAACACAATGCCCTTGGCTTCAGATTCAACGCCGTTATCCAGCAGTTCGTTGTTGTGGATGACGATGACCTGAAGCACTACGTTGTTATCGTCAAGTTGTGCAAAGTGAGCCATTGATACCTCAGAACGTAATCGTGCCAGAGGCGTTGAACTGGTAAATTGTGCGGCCACCGGATGTGGTTACCGTGGGGGAGCCGGTGGTGGATGCTGCTGCAACTGGTGCAGAGATGATGACTACACCAGAGCCACCTGCTCCTGCTGCAGTGCCGGTACTCCAAAAAGCTGCGCCGCCGCCGCCGCCTGTGTTTGTTGTGCCAGAAACGCCATTTGGAGACGCAGAACCGCCTCCGCCGCCTCCGCCGCCATTACCACCAGATGATGAATCGGCTCGGCTAGAACCTCCACCGCCGCCGCCGCCACCAGCCCTAAATATCGATGTGCCAGTTATTGATGACGCTAATCCCGCGCCACCATTTCCAACTGGAGTAGAGTTTGGATTAACTGGGCCATTTGAACCGGCTGCACCAGCGCCACCGCCACCGCCACCCCCATATAAATCGCCTTCGCCGCCGCTATTCCCCTGCCCGCTTGTTCCACTTGCGCCAGGGTCATCTGCACTTCCCCCGCCACTACCTCCAGTTAAAGGGGCTCGGTCAGGGTTGCTGTATGCACCGCCGCCACCGCCACCGGTTGAAGTAATAGATGAAAATACAGAATTACTTCCACTAGTTCCACGCCCAGTAAGTGCCGCTCCATTACCAGCGGCACCACCCCCACCAACAGTTACCGTAAGCGCGGATCCCGTACTAACACTAAAACTTGAAGCAGCAAGATACCCACCTGCGCCACCTCCACCGCCAAGTTGTGATCCGCCGCCACCGCCTCCTGCAATAACAAGGTAATCAACCAAAAAAAGTTGGGGCGGCCAACCACTCCCAGCAATAGCCTGCAACTGTTGCTCAAGCGTCCAGATGCCCGGAGCACTACTTGATGAAGTAGTCGGTGGCGTAGCGGAGATTACCCCGCCTTTGTAGCGCATGCTCATGCTGCGCTCCTTACGTGATGTCCTCGTACGAAATGCTGTACGTCAACGAACTAGCCGTGCCGCTGGTCACTGTGATTGACGTACCTTCTTGGAGGTAGATCGCGGTAGTCTTGTCCACCACGATCAAGGAGGCGTTGCCGGGGACGGAGATAGCCGAGGCCACTGGAAACGCAGTTCCGCCTGACGGTGCAGAGCCTTGAGCCACAGCACCGTTGGTGTAGATACTGACTGTGGTGTTTGCCGCCGAAGCCGTGGTGTTAGCCACAACGATCTGGTTGATCTTAAACACCTTGCTGGACGATGCTGCGTTAGGCAGCAGAACCACGGCAGTTGCGACGGACGGTGTGAGGTATGTCGTAACACCGTTGATGACGGTGACGTTGACGATGTTGGGATTTGCCATGATGCTTCCTTAGAAACCAAAGATCATCGCCATTGCGATGCTTTTGCCGGTATTGATACCGCCAAGATTGCTCAATGCAGTAGCCGCGATTGTAGCACCTGTGCCGCCATTAGCAATTGGGAGCGTACCAGTAACTTCAGAAGCAAGATTGACATTACCTGCTGTAAACGCAGATGTGCCGTTGCCTTTAACCACGCCCGTGAGTGTTGCTGCGCCTGTACCACCATTGCCCACGGCAAGAGTGCCTGCGACCGTCACTGCCCCGTTTGTAGCTGTGCTTGGCGTCAGCCCGGTGGTGCCGAAACTGATGGTGCTGACGCCAGCAGTCGGTGTACTAGATTGCCAAGTGGTGCCATTGCTGGTAAGAATGTTTCCTGCCGTACCCGGAGCCACAGTCTGAAACGCCGATGTACCATTACCAAGCAATACATTGTTTGCTGTGAATGTGCCAGCACCTGTGCCGCCATCAGCAACAGCCAACGCATTCGTCAAATCAAGCGTAGCTACATAAGCTGTACCGGCAGCATAGATGTCCTTAAACTTAAGACTGTTAGTGCCCAAATCAACTGTATTAGTTGTCTTTGGATTAAGAGTAGTGCTACTAGCTACAACATCCTGTGCCGGACCAATCTTAGTGATAGGAGCACCTTCAGCAGCAGTGCCGTCATGCGTATGACCTGTAGTGTTTACAAACGCAGCTTGAATGCTATCAAATTCACCATCCAAATCTGCCGCATTGATGATGTTGCCATCAGCAATGTTATTTGCTGTGTCGCTACGGATATATCCTGCCATGTCCTATTCCTTTAGCGCCTGTCGTGTGACGCAAACTCAATTGTAGCGGCATCAAACACTACAGGAGGAGTTAGCTGATCGCAAATAAATTGCAACGAGACTAAAAATCCACTACCAACAAGCTGCTTTTCATACACAGTCTTTAACTTTCCACCATAGACAGAAACACCATAACGAGCTTCTGTGGTGCCATAAAAAGCAACAGACTCATTGGTGTTTGACATCTGTATACTATCTGGTTGTAGCACATCCTTGTCGTCTAGGTCAAGTTTGACGTTTAACGCAATATTTGTTGTACCAACTGGTTGAATGTATAGATGCAGCTTGTATAGTGTTTTTCTGATGCGTGGATCATTTAGCGGAACAAATGGAGTTGCAAAAGAAGAAGTAATGGCAACATTATCAAATGTATTGCTCTCCTCCATTTTATAGACGTAGCCATCAGCGCGGGCAAATACAATAAGCTCCTGCTGCTGATAAAAATCACTGTCAGCAGTGTAGCATTTAATACCTGTCAACTCAGCCCAGTTAATGCCTTCTTGATCTAGTTGTGTTCCTAAGATGCCTTTACTAGATGCTGATGTTATGGCAGCATCATATCCAAACAAACGATATTGACTCTTGCTCTTAATAACAACAGATGTAAAAGAACTGAAAGTAGTCAACAATGCTACCAATTCTTTCTGAATAGGCTTAGATGCTACAGCAAGATTGAAGTCACCAATACGATCTGTTGCTGACAAAAACCTAAGACCATCAGGTCCTAAGAACATCAAGTCTCCACCAACTTCTTGAACAGTGTCGCTAGCAGCGCAGCCAAGGTTTTCAGTGATGGGTTGAAGTTGATAATCTGCTGCTGTATTTCCAACAAGTCTCTTAATTGATTGCTCACAGAAAACGATGAGTTGTTCTCTAAATACCTTCAGTGCTGTTATCTTTCCTCCTACGTTAATGATACCAGCGCCATTAGCAGCAGATGTATCAGTATCAGAGAACGGAGCAGTAAAGATGAGGCTTTCATCTTTAGCAAAGAACAAACAATTCTTAAACCAAGCTACGTGTTCTACCCCCAACAAATCAGTAGTGCTAGTAAGCTGTTGAGCAGAAACATTATTGTAAATAATGGGATATGAAACACCATTAACAGCAACGATTTTATTTGTATTGTTTAGCTTATACTTCGAAAATCTAGTTTTAGTTCCAACAGGAAATGCTGTGCTTGTAAACGTAATTGCTGCATCATTAGCAGGACTACTAGCTAGAGCAGGATAGATTGACAATGATGCACCACCGCTTGTTACAGAAACAGCAGAGGTGATGATGTATGTCTTCTCAACGCCAGCAATGGTGAATGTGTCATATTGCTGAGGTGTCGATGTCAGTCCATCAACAACAATCGTTGACCCTGTCTGAGAGCCACCATTAACGAGCACAGTGCCGTAAGAAGGCACATTGATTTGCGTATATCCAGTGCCAGTTGTTCTGTACAAATCAGAACCTCTAGCAATGATGACAGCATCATCCCAAGCTGCAATGCCTGTACTGACAACATCTGTTCTGTTGGCAAAAGTGACAACGGCTTTATCAGCAGGACTAGACACCAATGAGCTTGTCAGCGTCAGCGTCAAAACCTTATTGGTAGCGTCATAAGAAACACCACCAGCGCTAATGGTGTAGGTGTTAGCACCAATAGTGATAGTGCTACCCGCTGCAGGAGCAGCAGATACTCCCGCTAAAACAAGTGTGGTTCCTGTTTGTCCGCTACCCTGTACCACAGGCTTACCAGCCCACGGAATAGTGTTGCTATCATATTTGATATAGCCAAGAATACGCCTATACCCGCCCTCAATAGAGGGCTCAAAGTTACGCAATATTCTAGCGCTACCGGGTGCTTGAATGCCGTGTTGAAGAGGTGACAGATTGCTAATCAATCCACCACGAAATTCAAACTGATATGTCTGCCACTTATCCATTTAGACTATTCTCGACCCAGAGACAATCATACTACCTTGTGGAACATATGTTGAAGTGACGTATTCATACCTATTAATGAGGATTGTCCTCATTCTCTTCAACCCTTCTTCGAACTTACTCTTAGAAATGCTGGCAGCTTGTTCATTGCTTCTAAACATATAAGCATGATATTTAGCACCGTCGAGAATGACATGCTTATATCGCTCAGGAACAAAAGGAACGTCTGTTGTATTAACCAAATCTACAGGAATACGATAGTATTCATAGACAAGTTCATAGGCGTCTTTAGGTGGAGGAATCACAATGTATTCTTCGCTAGGTGCATGACAAACCATAGACGGCACATTACGAACAGAAGTGTCTGCCGTGTATTCTTGATCTACATAATGCTTCAGGTATTCATCATATGTAATTACTTGAAGACGTACTGTATCATTTCCAAATGTGCTGTCTGCTTTAATACGAAAACTGTCAAAGTCAATTTTGGAAGCATCCATCGGGAAACTATATCGACTCTGACCAGCAGTCAACGTATCTTCTTGTTCAACGTGATTGAAAGGCCAATCTTGTCCTACCTGATTAATGTCACGTAAAGCATTATTGACAGCATCTTTAGCGTGGGCATAGAAGCCTTTAGCAGTGAGGAAATTAGCAGAGGTAAGCTCAACCTCGTTCAAAGAACGAAGCAGGGCGTTGGTGATTTCTAGATAGTTGTATGCCATATCATTGCTCCTTAATGCGAAGCTTTATGGTGCGCTCTGCAATGGACCCACTGCTATCAGTAATGCGACAATATACTTTATATTCTACATTATTGGTGCCAAGTGCCAAGTTGATAGTGGCAACAGTATTGGTATTAGTGTTAGCAACATTCTGAAGTCCATTGACAACACTGCCTGCTGTAAACGCTGTCTTCACTCCAGTAGAATTATCGGTAAACCAACTTACACCGCTAATAGTGACACCATCACCTAACCAGCGCGACCAATCTACGCTGTAGTCAAGCTGTTCATCTTTGTCCTTATTAGGCCACCGATACGACATATTATGTTCCTATACCTACTGTACGTTCTTTGCTTGTTGTACCACGACTTACATACACTTGTCTAATGTCTCTATCTATCACAACTGTTCGCGCTGTCGATTTTGGTTCAATATACAGCGTTCTTGGTTGAGATTCAACATAAACATACCTAGCAATTGCAGGTGTCTTCGCTTCAACGAAAACAATTCTATTTCTATCAAACGCATTAGCATCATACGAGAACACGGTTGTTGTAACAACAACGTTCCCATTGAAAGACGTTACGCTATTTCCTGTAACTGCAAATCTACAATCAAGAGAAAATGTCGGTGTTCCAACGGCTGCTGTTGCAGAAACACCGGATAGAACAACAAGTTCGTCTAGTCTAACATTCGCTTGATAGAATGTCTGAACATTATCAAATCGTTCAGCAAGTAGTGTTACTGTTCCACGAAGAACATCTGGTGCATAAAACGTCTGCGTGTTGCTGACGAATGGCGGCTCCAGTGTAATGACAGATAGAGCCGTAGCTGCATAAAACGTCTGATTGTTGGTGACAATCGACGGGGTGAGTGATACTGGTCCCGCTGCAACTGTGGCACTATAAAACGTCTGCGTATTGCTGACGAGTGATGGCTGTAACGCATTGAAAAATACAACTGTAGCTGCGTAAAATGTCTGAGCGTTATCGAAACGCGCCGTTTGAACAACATTACTAACAGTCTCGACAACAGGGCTATGGAAAGTCTGAATGTTATCAAAACGTGCCGCTTGAACAACATTGCTAACAGTCGTGACAACAGCGCTGTAGAAAGTTTGAGCGTTGTCAAATCTTGTTGCTTGAACAACATTGCTAACAGTCGTGACAACAGCGCTGTAGAAAGTTTGAGCGTTGTCAAATCTTGTTGCTTGAACAACATCGCTGACAGACGAGACAACAGCGCTGTAGAAAGTTTGAGCGTTGTCGAATCTTGTTGATTGAACAACATTGTTGACAGCCGAGACAACAGCGCTGTAGAAAGTCTCAATGTTATCAAAACGCGCTGTCTGAACAAGATTTCTATCAATTGTGACAACAGCGCTGTAGAAAGTTTGAGCGTTGTCAAATCTTGTTGCTTGAACAACATCGCTGACAGACGAGACAACAGCGCTGTAGAAAGTTTGAGCGTTGTCGAAACGTGCCGTTTGAACAACATTGCTAACAGGCGAGACAACAGCGCTATAGAACGCTTGAGCGTTGTCAAATCGCGCTGCCTGAGTGAGTGTTTGCGCGGAAGGCCCTGCCCCGGCGCTTTGGAGCAGGGTAAGCAGCATGCTTTATGCCAGAGTTTTTAGCTGATCCAGCGTCAGTTGCGTCTGCGAAATCTGCGCGTCAAGCGATACCACCTGATTCAAATCCCCAATAGAAGCGGCTGACGCACGCGCAGAGTTCAGTGCAGCCAGTTTATAACTGACAAGCTGGATCAGTTCGGAAATGCTCATACCAGCACCACCATTTCCTGCGCGACTGTGGAGAGATGCGACTGCAAGAACACCGTGTCATAAGTGTCTGTGCCGTCAATGGCACAGTAAGCAGCCATTCGATTCCCCACCACTGCAGTGCCTGTCTGCAAGAAGTCTGTCGGAGTGAACGCAGACAGCACGCGATTTTCTACGTCAAACCGATACATCTGGCTGATCTGCGAGGCTGTATACAGGTTCATGTAGAACATGCGCCCTTCGTTGTCAAACGGGCTGTAGCACCCACCCGACCCCGTGGTTGGAAGCGCACCGGGGGAGCCGTCATAAACAATCGCACCCGTCCATGTGCCCGTGATCGCTCCTGCAATGTCCAGCACATCCAGCGTTGCTGCACCGCCTCGGAAGAAGTAGCAGAACGACTGCCGACCGTACCTGTTTTGGTCGGGCTCAATCCCCCAAGACGGTGCCCACATGCCGCCAGCAGCATTCGCAGCAGGAGCCGCACCGAAGTACGCTG